GTGCTGATCCTGCCACGCCATGCGCGCCCCGTCGCGTGCTGGCGCCATGCGCGCCGCGCGCAACGACACAACGACACAACGCGCCCCATGCCGGGGCGCTAACAGAAAGGGAATGTATCATGGGCAAAAACGGTTTCCGCGTTACTTTTGAGATTGTGACGCAAGAAAGCGCGAGGAAGGGCGACTACGCAAAAGCCGGTTTTCTATTGCGTGACGGAAGCCCCGCGCGAAAAAATGCCGCGCCTAAAAATATAAACATGGGCTTGCGCGAAGCTCTGCGCATTGCGTCTCCGCAAGAAAATAGCGGGCGATGGTGGCAGGAAATTGACGGGCGCGAAGACTACGCAACGGGCGCGGTGGAAACTCGCGCTATTCACCCACCGAAAAACATAACCGCCGCGAGCTATGCGCGCGTGTCGCGCTTGCTTGGCTTCAAATAGGAAAGGACAAGATCATGGGCACATGGGTAATAATGAAAGGGCGGCTTTACGTCGCGCAACCGGGTAGCGCCAAAAGCTATACGGGAAGCCTTGAAAATGCGCGCCGCTTTCCCTCGCGTGAAGCGGCTGAAAGTGACGCTTGCGGAAATGAAACCGTGCGCAATATCTCCGATATTTTGCGCTAACAGGAAAGGAAAGTATCATGCCAGAGACAATCGAAAAGACAGTCTTTGCCTATTCGGAGCTATCCGAAAGCGCCAAAGAACGCGCCCGCGCTTGGTGGCTTGAGGGCTATGAGGGTGAAGCGGACTGGATCATGGGCGAGGTCAAGGGAGCGGCAGAAATGCTAGGTATTTCCTTGGAAGAAAGAGGGAAAGATATGGCGGTATATTGGTGCGCGGGGCATTGCCAAAGCGACGGCGCGAGCTTTGCCGGGAGCTATGGATACCGAAAGGGCGCCTTGTCGGATATTCGCGCGCAATATCCGAAAGATGAAACGCTGCAACAAATAGCGAAAGATTTACAGGAAGCGCAACGGCGCGCTTTTTGGGCGCTTACTGCAAGCGTAACCTCGCGCCGCACTACCTCAATATCGGTTGATGTATCCGACGGGCGGACAAGATACGGCGACACTACGCCAGAGCTTGAAAGGGCTATCAGCGAAGCCATGCGCGATTTCTCGCAATGGATTTACCGCCTTGCGATTGACACGCAAGATTTCCAAACATCAGACGAAAACATCGCCGAAAGCATGGCCGCGAATGAATATCGCTTCGATGAACGTGGCCGGATTGAATAGGAAAGGACAAGATCATGGCCAAAGTTTTCAAGCCCGGCGATAAAGTCGCCTATTCCGCCGTGTGGCTTAAATCTCTCTGCCTGCACACGTCATGGGAAGCGCGGGCGCGCGGCATTGTGCAAGGGGTGGAACCCTTTGGCAATCGCGCGCTGGTCACGGTGCAATGGGAGGGGCGGGACAAGCCCATAGGCGTGCTAGACGCCAATCTGACACTTGTTTCCCGCATTGCCATAGATGCAACGCTGGCAACCTAACAGGAAAGGACAGGATCATGGGCAAAAGTAAGCTTGTGGACCGCTTGCCGATACGGGAGGGGGTGGAGCGCGCTACCTATTGGCGGAACCCTACACCAGCCGAGCTACGCAGAGGCTACGGCGCCACGCATTACCGTTCTTTCTCGGTCGCGGAGATCGTGCATCCCGGCACGCGGATACCTAAGCGCTGGTTTGTCGCGCCCGATGACGGCTTGCGATATTATCGCTAAAAGGCCCTTGACAGGGCCAACAACAAGGCTTATCTGGACGTAATTCTTAGACAGGAAAGGACAAGATCATGGGCAAAAACCCCGACTTTGCTTTCAGGCTAACTTGTGGACCGCTACGCATGGGCGCCCCCGGCTTTTTTGACGCGAGGGGTGGCTGGCCAAACGGGCGCTGCTGCCGCGTGGACTTTGACAGCGTGGCGCGGTTCTATCGCGTTGAACGTGGGGAGGTTCGGGCCTTCAAGCGGTGGGTGCGCGACGTGTTCCCGCCAAACAACGGAGAGCGATACCGCGTCACTGGTTCTTTCCCGCATTACTCAGTCGAAAAAGCTTAAACAGGAAAGGACAAGATCATGGGCGTGATTACTGTTCACATTTGGCCGTCGGAACAAGGAACCTTTTGGTTTTGGGATACGGCGGAAGATAACACAAGCCTTGTGCCGACCGGCCCCTTCCAGACGCGCCAGCTTTGTATCAGGGACGTGCGCGAAGCGTTCTTTGATACCGGCCAGCCGATCACATTGCTGGAAGGCAAGCCCGAGCGCTACCTTACGAAAAGCCTTTTTTCGGAGGGTCGCTAATGCTGCCCGAGCATGTCTATTTTGAAGGCCATGGCGTGCGAGGCCGCAAATACAAATGGGAGCGCGTGGATTACCGCGCGCCCAAGAAAGGCGAGTATTATCTTAGCGGCGCTATGCCTATGGCGTATCTAGCGCGCGCTGATTTACTGCCCACGTCGCGCTATATGATCGTTAAACCAACAACGATGGAGGTCAGGAAATGACAACAATCTTGGAAAGCGCTATGCAGGCGCCGGTAGGAATTGAGCAAACAATACGAAACACAGTAGCCGCCAAAGACAGCCAAGGCTTTCACCGGCTGCGCCGAGAGCTTGCTTATCGTCTTATGGATTTTAAGCACAAAATCCAAAATGGCGAAAATCTCGCAAAAGGAGAAAGAGACGAGCTTTCTTTGGTTTTGCTGCAATCCGGCGCTTTTATGAGCGTAATCGCAGATTACCACGAGCTACACCACAACGCGCAGATAGCGACCGGCTCCTGGCCGATTACGCTGGCAAAAATATTTGATAACTACCAGCTATCAAAGGAAGACGAGCGGGCGATTGCTGCCGCGCTTGAGAAGCTTATTGAGAGCAAACGAGCACAGCGCGCCGCTACGCAGGAGCTTATCGAAACACTGACAACCGTATTGCCGCAGGGGAGCTAGATCATGGTCACGCCAGAGAAACTAGCGCGGCTGGTGCGCGGACTTAATCGCCCGCCATTGCCCGCCGAGAAGCCACCTAAGCAAGTCTTCGAGACGCGCGGCGCCTGGGTGACGGCCAGGATCGGAGACAGGATTGTGTGGGAATGTGTCGCGCAAAGCGCGGCAGCGGCGCGTGCCATTGTGGCCGCGCTTCGCAACCTTGAAAACCTCAAACATGAAAGGGTTTAATCATGGCCAAAAGTAAAAGAGACGCCTACGCTGGCGAAGCCGAAATGCCAAACGGCCAGCCGATCATCGTGCAGTATTTTGATCGGCGCCGCATTGTCGAGGTATTCGGCTACGAGCCGCCCGGCCATCCTCGCCGCAAGAAAATCGGCTGGTATTGGGCGCCGGTAATCGTGCGCAATTCTGGCAGCGAGTGCAAGGGGCCGTTCCTGTCAAGCCGTGCCGCGATGCAGGACGCCATTGTGCGGAACCCGGAGGCCCGCCATGCCGCGTAGCTTCCGCTGGTTTCCGCGCGTGCGCAGGGCGCCTTACCGCATGGGCTGGTATGTCACATGGGGGAGGAAGACATGGCTCCTGTAGCACGCTGCCAAGCCCGCCAATCCAGCGACGAGAAGCATTGCTCTCGTTGCCGGTTGCGATGGGATATGAATGACAGAGACGAGCCAGCCTGCAAAACCGACGCCGAGATCGAGGCCGAGGCGAAGGCCCAAAAAGTGACGCTTGACAAGCGCAAGCGGCGCAGGCAGTATGCCTAACTTGTTCACATGAAAGGGAGAATATCATGGGCTTGACCTACGGAATTATCGCGCTTGACGAGAGCGCGATCAGAACGATTGTCCGCGAAGCGGAAATCGGCATGGCGGACGGAGAAGATGCCAAGGCGCTTCTGGTTTCAGCGGCGCAGGATTACATCGCCGGAGAGAACGGCGCCAAAATTGAAGAAAAAATAAAAGAGGCTTCCGATCTAGCGGATATGATGGGCGTCGAGCTTGACACAAAGGCTCCCGATTTTCTTGCCGATGTGCGCGCCGATTTTGCAACGCAAGGTATCAGCGCCCAATTTGACGAGCTTATCGAAGACCAAGCTACGAGCTACGCGCTGGCGCGAGCTATCATCATGGCGAAGCCTGTCCTGCCTATGCACAGGGGCAAATGGCTTTCCAAGGTCGGCATTGTCGCATCACACATTGCCGCGCTTGGTTCTGGTAGCACGGCTTCAACGCCTGCCGCGCCAGAGCCGGAAGACGACGGGCTTGCCGACATGCTCGGCTTGTCGGAGGAATCCCCAGCCCCTTTAGACGAGGGCGGGTATGCCGACATTGCGGATGCCCAAGCGCCGACGACGGAGGATGCCCTGAGTGCGGTAGCGCCTTCCCATAGCGCCGTCGAAGGCCCGCCCACAAGCGCCGATCCACGCGGCGCCATGATCCTGTTCGGGCAAGCCGCATCCTACGAGGACGCCGATCTGGCGAAGCGCCTGGGCGTGTCTCGATCCACGGTTCACAATTACCTCACGGGCAAGACGGTCAAGGTGAAGCTTTCGCTGGCACAAGCCCGCGTCATGCTCTCCGAGATTGATCTGCGCTCGGCCAAGCTTGCCGAAGCGGCGAAACTGCTATCCGCAATCCGCGAATAGCCACCAACAGAGGAAAGGAAAAACGCATGTTTCTTGGTATTGATCCTGGCGGGACCGGGGCGATTGCGCTCTATGTTCCGCCTATCAAGGCGCGCAAGGGCGCCCCCGCCACCCCTTACGTTATCAATGCGTGGGATATGCCGGTCAATGAGATCACGGTAGGCAAGACAAAGCGCAAGCGTCTTGATGTGATCGGCCTTAGCGATCTGCTTGACGAAATCTGTATGCTGCAAAACCCCGACAAGATCATCGTCGAACAAGTCGGCGGTATGCCTGGGCAGGCTTCGGGCTTTGCGTTTGGCTTCGGCGTCGGCGCGCTTCATGCCGTGCTGATTATGAAGCGGCTTCCTTTTGAGGTTGTCACTCCTGGCAAATGGAAAAAGGACGTAAAGGCGCCGAAGGACAAGAAAGAGGCTGCTGTCCGCGCCGAAGAATTGTTCCCTGACGCGCGGCCTTTGTGGCGCCCTGTTGGGCGCGGCGGTAAGGAGGTCATGCGCCATGACAGGGCAGAGGCGGTGCTGCTGGCCTTTTGGGCGAGCACGCAAGCGTAATACACAACCCGAGCAGATGGAGACTGAAACATGAGCGGTAGTATTCTTTTTGGAAACGGCGGCAATAACTGGTTGCAAGGAACCGGGGGCGCTGATTTCCTGTATGGCGAAGGCGGTCACGACACGCTGCAAGGTGGCCTGGGTGACGACTATTTGTATGGTGGTTCCGGCAACGACGTGTTGAACGGGAACAGCGGTTACGACGTGATGTATGGCGGAACCGGCGATGATTACTACAACGTGGATAATTTTCTTGACAGCGTGTATGAAAACGCTGGCGAGGGAATTGATATGGTTCGCATTACGTTCACAAACGCCTGGACGCTGCACGATAACGTCGAAGGTTTGACCAATGGCAATTCCTTTTCCGGCTTTACCGGCACAGGGAACGGCTTGGACAACCGCATGATTGGCAATTTTGGCGCCGATCTAATGTATGGCATGGCCGGGAATGACATTATCACGGGCGGCGACGGCAACGACGCGCTGCACGGCGGCGACGGCGCTGATAATCTGCAAGGCCAGAACGGCAACGACGCGGTGAATGGTGACGGCGGCAATGACGCACTCTATGGCGGCGCTGGCGGCGATACCTTGAATGGTGGTGCAGGCAATGACGCGATCTTTGGTGAAGACGGCAATGATCGCATCGTTATGAGCACAGGCTTCGATACCGTCAACGGCGGCTCCGGCGCCGACACTCTCGATCTTTCAGGGTGGGGCGAAGGTATCATCGTGCAATCATCACAAACCCCTCAGATTGTGCTCACAAGCAGCGGCGTTGCTTTCTCCGCTATCGAGGGTTTGATCGCCACCAATTTTGACGACGTGGTGAACGGCGGTATCAGCGGCTTGACAAGTATCAATGGCGGCGGCGGCAATGACGCGCTGTATGGTGGAAGCGGGCAGCGCCTTACGGGCGGCTCTGGCGTTGATACCTTTGGCCGTGATGGCACGCACACAGGCACCATTACCGTTGCCGATTTTGAGAAGGGTGTTGACGATTGGGCGCCGTCCTATGTGGACAACATCATCTTCGCCAATGCCACGGTAGGTAGTGAAGCCGGGCTTATGGCTTCGCGCGCTGGAAGCGAAAGCTATTTCTTTGTTGGCTTGAGCACGGTTGACGTGCCTTTCTTGGGGCTTTGATCCAGTATGCCGCTACCGCTAATGCCGTATCAGGAAGACGGCGCGCGTTTCCTGGCTTCTAGGAACCGCGCTGGCCTTCTCGACAAACCCGGCCTTGGCAAGACGTGTCAAGCAATCCGCGCCCTTGATCTCAGGGGCGCGGCACGCGGTATCATAGCTTGCCCTGCTGCTGTCCGCGAGAATTGGCGCGGCGAATTTGACAAGTTTGCTTTGCGGAAAAGGACCATCTGCAAAGGCACCAACATACACGATTTTCAAGCATGGAGAAATGGGCTGTTTGACGTGCTCGTTACCAGCTACGAGCTTGCAGCTAAGTGGTCGCGCTATGTGCATGAAGCGTGCGAGCCGCTAGATTTTGTGATCTATGACGAAGCGCACTACATGAAGAATGATGAAGCTATGCGCTCAAAGAACCTTATCGGGCAATTCGCTGACGGCGCGGGCGGGCTTACGCAATGGGCAGAACAGGCGTGGTGGTTGACAGGCACGCCGGTTCCGAATGATCCGATTGACATTTTTACTTTCCTTCGCTTCTGCCACGCCATGCCGCTGCAAAAGCCAGCGTTCTCGAAGCGATATTTCACAATCCGCGCCAAAACCTACGGCACGTCGCAAAGGGCGAAGCCCGAAATGCTGCCGGAGCTTCGCGCGCTGATCGCCAATAACTCTCTGTGTCGCACCTTGGAAGAAACCGGCGTGCAGCTTCCGCCGATCTTCATCACCACGTCGCAAGTGGACGGAGACACACAGGCTGTCCGCGAGCTATTGCTGCAACACCCCGGCCTAGACAAGATCATACGCGATGCGCTTGAAGCTGGTCATGCGCTGTCCAATCTTGACGCGCCGCACATCGCCACGCTTCGCCGCCTTCTCGCGGAAGCCAAGGCGCTCCCTTACGGCGCTATGCTCCTGGGCGAGCTTGAAGGCGGCTTAGACAAGATGGTTGTCTTCGGCAATCACAGGAACGCGCTGCTATCTGTGCGTGATTATCTCTGGCGCCACGGCATTAAGGCCGGTTGCATTATCGGTGACACGTCGGAAAAGGAACGCCAAGCAATCATAACATCGTTTCAAGGCGATCCCGATTTTCGCGTTATCTTGTGCAACATTCGCGCGGCAGGCACAGGCTTGACGCTCACAGCGGCGGCGCACATTGATATGCTAGAGAGCGATTGGGCGCCAGCGTCAAACTATCAGGCGATCAAGCGCGTGCATCGCATCACGCAAACACGCAACGTCCGCGCGAGGCTTATCACGCTGGCGAATAGTTTTGACGTGGACGTGCAACGCATTGTCGCCGACAAGACGGCGGCGGTAGGAGAGCTTGAAATGGGCATGATGGCCGACATGGCGGCTATGCTATCTTAATCGAGGGAGGGGCACATGACATTCGAGGAAATCAATGCTGAATTGCGTAGCCAAGGCTGGCGCATCTGGCATATCGGCGAGAGCACGAAAAACACATGGACGTGTATCTTGTTCCATCTTGGCCGCGACATTGAGACAAGCGGGCGAGCGGGCGTGACCGGCTATGATCGGGACTGCTGGCGCCAAGCAACCGGCCCCACCCTGTTTGCCGCGATGGGCGCGGCTGGTGCGGGGCTGCTTTCGCAACCTATGAAAAAAGAGGAGAATGACGACGAAAACCTACTTGACCTAGAAGCGATGCTCGCTTAACTTGTTCACTGTTGCAACCTCAGAAGGGAGAACCCTGATGCCGAATACCTTTACTTTCTCAACCGAAGACGCGGCTCTGGCCGCAAAGATCGCTGCGCTCATGTCTGGCGGGCCGTCCGCCCCGGCTGTTGCGCCGCCTGCGCCTGTTGCCGCGCCCGCCCCGGCCCCGGCCCCGGTCGCTGCGCCGCCTGCGCCTGTTGCTGCGCCGCCTGCGCCTGTTGCTGCGCCGCCAGCCCCGCCTGTCGCTGCCCCGGTCGCGCCGCCTGCGCCCGTGGTTGCTCCGGCGCCTGTCGCGCAGCAACAGCACGGCGCACCGCCGCAGGGCTGGACCATCCAGCATGTGCAAAGCGCCTTGCAAGCTCTTGGCACCAATCCTGCGAAGGGTGGGCCTGCCGCCGTGAAAGCTATCCTTGAGCAGTTTGGGGCCAAGAAAATTGCCGAGGTTGACCCGGCTCGCTGGCCTGAGCTTTACGCGGCAGCGACGGCGTAAGGCGTCGGTCGTGGAACACGGTGCGCGGAAGCACGCAAAATACTCGGCGAGCAACGCGCACCGCTTTGTGCGTTGTCGGGGGCAAGTCATGTTCGCGCAAGCGATGGGGCCTGCCCCTGACAACGAGCACAGTATCGAAGGCACACGCGCTCACGAATTATTGCAAATGTCTCTGTTAGGTAATAAGGTTGACAAAGACGCCACGCCAGAAATGCTAGAGGCTTTTGAATATGTCCACGATTTTATCGAAAATTTGTTCATTGCTCGCGGCCCTCATTTGGCTATCCGTATTGAGAAACCTATCGTATTCCCGCAAAGCGTTGTTTCGCACGAAGACGCAAGCGGAATTGCGGATATAACTATCATAGATTACATGGCCCAAGAGGCTTGGGTTGTTGATTTCAAATACGGCCAGGGTATCCCGGTCGAGCCGCGCGAAAACAGGCAGCTTGCTTTTAACGCTGTCTCCTTGCTTTGGCGCCAGCCTATTGCGCGCGTGCATTTTGTTATTATCCAGCCGCGTGTGAAGCATCACCGCGACGGCGTAGTTAGAACGTGGTCATGCGGGCCGCTAGAGATTGCCGAATTTCAAATGGAGATCGAGGGCGCGATTGCGGCAGCAGAAGCTTTTGAAACGTCGTGCATAACGGTAGGCGTTCCAGAACCCGGCGAGGGGCTTACGGCGGGCGAGTGGTGTCGCTACTGCCCCGCCGAGAGCGCGTGCCCTGCGCGTGAGCGGCAAGCCTTGGCTGTGATCCCCGGCGCCCCTGGTGCGCGCGATCTGCGCGGCGTCGTTCTGCCGGAGCCTGCCGATCTCGGCCTTGATCGGATCGCGCTGATACTAGAAAGCTCCGACGCGCTGAAAGATTGGCTTAACCGTATCGAGGCTTTTGCCAAACAGAAAGCTATGTCTGGCACGCCGATACCGGGGCACAAGCTTGTCGAGGTTCAAGCGCGCCGCCAATGGCACGGCAAAGAGCACGAGATCGCGGAGCAGCTTATTCAGCTTTCCGGCTACGCGCTTGACGAAGACGACGTTATGCCGCGCTCTCTTGCTCCGCTGACGAAGGTTGAAGCTTTGTTGGTGGAGGGCGCGCGTGCTTGTGCAGAGAAGGGAAAGAAAGACGCGGCAGCAAAAGCGATGCGCGATGCCATGTCTTTCCTTACGTTGAAGCAGTCAAGCGGGAACCTTACGCTTGTGTCGGATGCCGACGGGCGCCCCGCTGTCAATCGCGCACAAACTCTTTTTGGCGGGGTTGTCCTGCCAAGTTTGGAATAAGGGAGAAAAAGGATGGATAAGCTTTTGATTGGCCCTGGGTCTAGCTTTCTGACAGCAGAGCAACCGCGCACTCACTGGACCATTAAGGAACCCATGAGCGGCGAGCCGGTATTCATGCTTATGGGCCGCGACACGCAGGCGCCGCGTCTTCTGCGCGAATGGGCGGATCAACGCGAAGAACGCATTGTAGCAGGCAACGCGCCGCTTACGGATCAGGAAGCGGTAGCCTATGCACGCGACATGGCCGACGCGATGGAGCAATGGCGGCGGAACATGGTTGCCTTGTCCGCGCCGACGCCGATCCCGCTTTTTGAACAACGCAACAACCCGGTATAGGAGAACCATACCATGATGAAAAACTCTCGCATGACGGATGATTGGGTGCAGCGCGCGGTTGCGCAAAACCCCTTTCAGAAAATGCCAAACGGCGATTGGCGCACATGCCCGGTGCGGCTGGCCTTCGCCCACATTATCAAGCCAAACCCCAATGCGAAGAACGACGACGGCACGCCTAAGAGCACGCCTTCCTACGAGGTTACGGCGCTGCTGCCGCCCGGTTCGCAGGCGCAGCTTGACGCTTCCGTGTGGCCGGAGCTTTACGCCGCCTTGCGGCAGAGCTTCCCGCAAAATTTCAATGCGCAGGGCCAGCCCTTCGGCTTGCATTGCCCGCCTTGGCGCGACCAGGGCGAGAAGCAGCAATTCGCAGGCTACACTCCTGGCTTACCCTTTATTCGCTTCACGTCGCAATACCAGCCGCAAGTCGTCGATCCGGCGCAGAACCCTATCGTTGACGAGAACAGGGTTTATTCTGGTGTGTGGGCGATCCTGGCTTTCAATATGTTTGAGTTTGGGAAAAGCCCGCCGCGCCCCAAGAAAGGCTACTCCTTCGGCTTGCAAGGCGTGATGATTATTGCGGACGACGAGAAACTTTCTGGCGGCGGCATTGATCCGAAGACGGCCTTTGCTGGCGTCAATGTTGATGCGCGCTTTGATGCCACGCTCGCCTTCGGCGCGGCGGCAAGGCCCGGCGCCATGCCGCCGCCTGCGAGTAGCATCATGCCGCCGCCCATGCCGGTATCGGCGCCGCCAGCGCCGCCCGGCGCCAGCCTAGAAGACATGCTAGGCTAGGCTAGGCCATGCTTATCGCCCACCACGATTTTGAAACCGGATCGGCGGTTGATCTCCGCAAGGCAGGCGTCCACAAATACGCCGAGCATTGGAGCACGCGCGTATGGTGCATGTCGTGGTGGTTTGAGGGCACACAGCAGATGCAACGCTGGTGGCCGGGCGCTGCTGATCCAGAAGCGTTGCTGCATCACATCGCACAAGGCGGCATTGTTGGCGTTCACAATGCCGTCTTTGAGCGCACGATCTGGAACAAACTTATCCGCGTGCGGTATTGCCCTCATTGGCCGGAGCTTAAAATTGAGCAGCAGGATTGCACTATGGCCCGCGCCGCTTCGGTCGGCCTGCCGCAATCGCTTGAGGTTATCAGTAAGGTTGTTGGCGCCAGAGCGCAGAAGGATACGGAAGGCAACGCAGTAATGCTCAAGCTTTCCAAGCCGCGCAAGGTGGAGGCCGACGGCACGTTGACGTGGTGGGATACGCCGGAGATTTTAAGCCGCACAGCGGCCTACTGCGATCAAGACGTAGTGACAGAAACAGAAATTGGCGGCTTGCTCCCTGATCTAAGCGAAGCTGAAAAGCAAGTGTGGGCGCTGGACCAAACTATCAATGATCGCGGTATTCAGCTTGACGTGGAAACGATAGAGCACGCGATCAAGGTGCGCGATATTGCGCGCATCGGCCTTGACGCACGCATGAACGAATTGACGAGCGGCGCTGTCACAAAATGCACAGAGGTATCGAAGCTGGTTGCCTGGGTGCAAGCGCAAGGTGTTGATTGCGAGAGCGTAGCCAAGGCGGAACAGCAAGAAATACTGCTGCACGCGGACGCGGAAGCTTTGCCGCATGTGCGCGAAGCGATTGAGCTACGCCAAGACGCCAGCAAAACCAGCACGGCCAAGTATCAAGCAATGCTTAATGTGGTGTGCGCGGACGGCAGAGCGCGCGGTTTGCTGGCATATCACGGCGCGTTCTCGGGCCGGTGGGCCGGTCGCCTGATCCAGCCTCAGAACCTATACCGCATTGATCCAGATCGAGACGGAGACGACATTCAACGCGCCGTTGAAATACTGTTGTCGTTTGAAGCGCAAGGCGCACACGACATGCTTTATATGCTGTTCGGTTCGCCCATGGCTATGCTCGCCAAGACGCTGCGCACCATGATTGTCGCGGCGCGCGGCAAGCAGCTTCACGGCGTTGACTTAGCGAACATCGAGGGCCGAGGCGCCGCGTGGATTGCTGGCGAAGAATGGAAGCTACAAGCGTTCCGCGCTTACGACGAAGGGCGCGGGCCAGACTTGTATCGGATCGCCTACGCTCGTGCTTTCGGCATTGAGCCAGAGCAAGTTACATCATTTCAACGGCAGATAGGCAAAGTGATGGAGCTTGCGCTTGGCTACCAAGGCAGCGTCGGCTCGTTTGTTTCGATGGGCAAGAATTACGGATTGAAGCCAGAAGCATTGGTGCCGGTTGTTGAAGCTGCTTCGCCAGAAGCGTTTGAATTTTGGTGCCGGGCCTACCCCGCATCGCGCGACAAGAAAGGTTTGGCGCAACCCGAATGGGCCGCGATCAAGACTGTCGTAGCAGGCTGGCGCAAGCAGCATCCCGGCATTGTCGGCGGCTGGTGGGAGCTACAGGACGCGGCTATCGAAGCCGTGCTGGCGCCCGGTCAATTCGTCGCTGCGCTAGAAGGCCGCGTGGCCTACATGCGCCACAAGAGTTTTCTGTATGTCCGCCTGCCTAGCGGTCGCGTGCTCGCCTACTGCAATCCGCATGTCGTGATGCAGAAAGAAACGTGGCTTGAGCATCCTGCTACGGGGCAAACCGCAGCCACAGAAGGCAAGACAGACGCAGAGATTGCAGCGGACGTTGAGTTTGGTGGGTTTGTGTTGAAATCCCGCGAAAAGAAAGCTGTTCACTACGAAGGCTTTGACGGCGAGAAAAGAAAATGGTCAACCTTCGCTCTGTATGGTGGGATGCAATTCAATCATATCGTGCAAGGAACCGCGCGTGACATTATGGTGGGCGGCATGATGCGCGCCGAGGCACGCGGCTACCCAATCGTGCTCACTGTGCATGACGAGGTTTTGGCAGAAACCAAAATAGATTACGGCTCTGCGAAAGAGCTTGAAGCGATTATGACGGCAGGGGAAACGTGGTTGCCTGGGTGCCCGCTGGCCGCAAAGGGCTGGTCTGGCACGCGGTATTCTAAGTGAGGGGGAAAAGATGATCGGCGCCAAAAAACTTATGAAAACGCTCTCGCCCGCTCAAGGCTCGATACTGTATTTAGTGAGCAGCGGCAAAGATGTTCCGATCTCGAAGATTTACTACAAGCTGCACACGATTAAGCGTGAGCATCGAGAGCAACAGCAGCTTATCGGCGCGACGATCTCGCGGTTGAACAAGCGGCTTGTGGCACACGGCTACAGGATAGCGCCCGGCGAGAAGCGCAAAACGTATAGGCTCCGCAAGATCGAGGAATAAGCCGTGCCCTCAAAGCTAGACGCAGCTTTGGCGTGGGCGGCTCGCGGGTTCCGCGTATTCCCTTTGCCACCAAACGGCACGAAACCTTCCTCTGATTGGAAAGGCTGGCCGGAGCACGCAACAACCGATCCCGACAAGATAAAAGCTTGGTGGGCCGGGACGGACCAGAACATTGCCGTATGCACAACCGGGATGCTGGTTGTGGATATTGACATGAAGAACGGTAAGAACGGCTTGGCCGCGTGGATGGAGTTACACGGCGGCTTTGACACGCTTACCGTGCGGACAAGGAGCGGCGGCTATCACCTATACTATTCCGGCGCGGACGTGGCGTTGTCGGCTGGCGCACTCGGCAGCGGCTTAGACATACGCTCACATAATGGCTATGTGGTGGCTCCTGGCTCTATCGTGGACGGGCAAGGCTACGCGGTCGAAATCGACCAGCCCGTGCTCCAAGCGCCTGCCGACGTAGTAAGCCGCTGCCGCCCGCCTGGGCAGCGCGCAGAAAACGCCTTGGTTCCTCTCGTTGATCTCGACACGCCAGCCGCTATTGCGGCGGCTCTGGCCCGCGTGCAGCGGGCGCCGGGCGGGACAGCAGGGCAGCTATCGGAACAAGCCTACAAGCTGGCCTGTATTGTCCGCGATCAAGGCATATCCGAAGCCATGTGCAATAGCATCATGCAGGATTGGGCGAGCCGGTGCGTCCCGCCGATTGCGCCAGATGATCTATCGGGCCGAATTGGAAATGCGTATCAATACGCACAAAACGCGGCAGGCGCCAAGCATCCCGAGGTTGTGTTTGGTGGCGTGCATATTGAACCGCCGCCGCCCCCGCCGCCGCTGATCCCGGTTGCGATCTCTTGGGGCAACGCGCTCCCGATGAACGCGCTGGCGCCCCGCCCACACGTTCTGCGCGGTATCCTAGTGCGCGGCGAGGTTACGGCTTTGCTGGCGCCGGGCGGTGCAGGCAAATCGCTATTGAGCCTTGTTATCGCCGTGCATTTGGCGCGAGGCGAAAGCTTCCTTGGCCACGAGAATTGTGTGGGCCGCGCCAAGAGCATAATTTACAACGCAGAAGACAGCATAGCCGAAATGTCCATGCGCCTGCACGCGATCTGCACGGTCATGGGTGTCGCCTTTGACGACGTGGCGCCCTACATAATGCTAATCTCCGGCAAGCGCGACAGAGAAACTAAAGCCAGCGGAACCCGGCTTCGCTTTGTCAACGGCGGCTCGCAACCTTCGCGCAATGACGAAGCCGTGCAAGCTTTCCTGGCTCTGGCTACCGATCCAGCGCTCGCCATGGTGTCTTTCGATCCATTGAACAAGCTGCATACCGGCAACGGCAATGACAATGTTCACATGACATTCGTGATGGACGTTTTAGAATACATTGCAGAAGAAACGGACACGGCGGTATTGCTTGCGCACCACACCAGTAAAGGTTCTGCCGCGTTCAAGCGCAGCGGCAACGCTGATATTTCCCAAGGCGCCAGCGCGGTAAAGGATAGTGCGCGCACGGTTATGACGCTCGGCCCACCAGAAGACGAAGACGCCGCGCGCTACGCGCTTCGGCCTAATGAGCGTGCCGCGTTGCTGCGCTTGGATGGCGCCAAGGCAAATCGTGGCGTGCTAGGCTCCGAGCCGATCTGGCTGCGCAAGAAAGGCGTAAAGCTTTGGAACGGCGAAGATGTTGGCGCGCTAGAACACGTCACAGACATGCGCGGGCGCCGCGAGGATATGTTCAAACTTATCGCGCAGCTTGGCGCCAATTTCCTTATGGCAGAAGGTAAGGGCGACATGGCTTCGACAGAGGTTGTCGCGGCGATAGCTCACGACGCCATGCTGAAAGACTACGGGATCGAAGGGATTAAGGCCGCGCTACAGGCGATGCAAGGTTTTAAGATCGCCACTACCGGCCTTGGCCGGGCTGGAACATTCGAGGTAAAGCGTGCTGGTTCCGCGTATCGCGTCACGTTCATGTAGGGCGGGCGGCAAGGTGCCGGAACAATTCACCTTGCCGCCCTTCAAGAGACGCTTGGAGTGGCCGAGGAAAAAACCCGCCAAGCGTCGTCTCGATCTGTTACGGCCTTTGGCCGAATTTGCTACCCTTGCGGACAACATCGAACAGGCCGATACCGCTCACGATAATGACGCTTGCGTGCTGCACGATGCCTTCCGCGTGCGGGATGCCGACGACAGACAGCAATAACGCAAGGCCGCGCCACGTCGAAGGCTCCTGCGCACGTTCCCTAAACCAATCAAGCATTACCTATCTCCCTGGGCCGATGAAATGGTGACACCTATACGCCCGGCCCCTGAGCGCAAAATGTCTTTCACGCTCGCAACGCCCACCACAACCAAAGCGAGACAACATACCGCAATCGCAAGCCATTTCAAATTGGCCGACATTCGCGCCATGCCGTTCTCTATTGCTGTGTATCTGTGCGAGCATATTTCTTCGTGCTTCGTAAGTAGGCCCTGCAAACGCAAAGCCTCTTTCTCTGCCTGGAACAGCCTTTCTATCGCATCCATTCGACAGTCTCCGATACGAGACAACACTTCCCATGTGTTGTCGGTGTCAACCGTTGGTTGTAGTAAGGTGTCCATGTTCCAGCCCCTTCCTACCGTATCCTATAAGGTAAGACAACCGAAAGTTGATAGGATTTCATTCTCAAAACCCTCATAGCTTTGGCCTCTTTCCTCGCACAAAGAGCGTGCCGTCGCCTACCGTAATGGTGCCCGCCGATAGGTTCTGCGCCGTAACACGCACCTGATTGGTTGACGCGGTTCCGCCTTGGACCGCGTGAAAAACTACGCCGCCGTTCTGGAAGCCGCTCGCCTTGGCGAAACCGGCCTGCACAAAATCGCCGCCGCGCAAGCCGGGCACGGTTATGTCAAAAGTCGTCGTGGCGCCCGGCGAAAGCGTAGGCACGGACCACGCTTCGCTCGCCTGCATGTCGCGGCTACCCCAATCGCGGCTACCGCCCGCCAGAATTTGCGGCGCCAACAGCGGGTTCGCGTAAAGCCTTATGGCCTTTAAGTCGGCGGGTATTGGGGTCACGCCGGATGAACCGCCGCGCACGCCTACGAAAGCATAGCGGCACGCAGGAGCGAAGGTAATGCGCTGCCAATAGAATAGCGGATAGCCGCCGCTTGTCTGATCCAGATTGGTGTTCATTTCCCACCAATAATTCGTATTGCCAGAAAAGGTTTGGTTCCAAAGAGCATTGGCGTTTGATAGCAATAGTGGGTGCGTCTCGTCCAAAGCGTTCTCGCTTGCGTCAAACTGCGCCACGACAAGCCGAAGCTCGCGTCCTTCTGCCGCCAGCGTCAATTCCTTTGCTATTCCTGCATCTGTCGTCGGGTTCTGCAAATCCACAACGAAGCCCAAAGCGCGCGACGTGGGCAGCGTTACATCATTCGCGTTTAGGGTCATTAGGGTAAGGCCGGAGAATATCAAACCAGACATGGTTGTGGGTGGGCCAGAAGGATTACTAGACATAATCCCAAGGCCCTCAAAACCAACACCGTTTGCGGTTTGATGCACGTCGCGGAAAGCCGCGTTCCTCACGTTATCGACGGCGGCTACGAGACGCGGCGAGTGCTGTGTAGCGAGAGCTTGGTGCCGCATTACGATGGTGCCGCCCGCCCTGGTGGCGCCCGTGTATAGCACGTTCACATAGGTTCCGTAGGTGCCAACAAAGCTGATCTCGTATAGGCAATCGTTCATCGCGTCACTGTGCCACGCTGCGTAAGGCGAGCACGCTTCCATACGCATGTCTCGCGCAATAACAGAGCGACCATTTACCTCAATAAGAAATGGGATAGCTAACTGTCCGCCCGTAGTCTGTAGCTCAAAGGCCGGGCCATAGAACACATGCGAATTGTGCAAATCGTAATCGCCAGCAGTATCGCGGGAGAAGCGCACGCCGAAGCGATTGGTCCCTTGGTTTGTGCTGCTAGAGCAAGCAAAGTGTCCGCCGAAATGCCGCGCCGAATTGACGTAGCTATTCGGCCCTGGGTTGAAGGTGCGAAAATCAACACCCACCTTACCGTCAATGATGCGGCCATAATAGAAATCGCTATCCTCAACACCGCGAAGATCGGAAGCGACTTGAACATTGATGCAGAATTTCTCGACACGCTCAAGCATGACGACGCAGTTATCGAGGTTCCACAGTTTCACGCCAATGTCGGCTTCTGTGGACCAATCGGATTGCGATGTTCGCATGACGCGGATCGGCCCGTATAGCGTCTTGTTCTGGTTGCGCGTGGCGAGATTGCCGCCGAGCGTCAACACCGTGAAGCCGCCCGGCGCCCAAATGGTGCCCTGCATCACGATACCCTGCGCGCCTTCCTGCAACCATATCGGAGAGCCGACGTAGTAATCGCCGTAAGGCACCGTGACCAAGCGCCCGCTTATTGCCGCGTAGGCAAATGCAGAAGCAAACGCGGCGGCATTGTCTGTGCCGCTGGTGCCGTTCCAGTCTGGCACGGCGCCGTGATCCAACACATTCACTGTGTCGGCGAAACGCTGCGCCAGCGACCGGGCAAACGTGCTGCCTTGCGCTATGACGGTCGTGTTGTTGTCTGGTTGCAGCGGCAGAAGCGAAGGCGAGCCGTTCACGTCGAAGCTTAATATCGTGTTGGTGCGAACACTCGCTGGCGGCAATTCCGCAAAGCCTTGTTCCGCCAAAGGCACGCGAAGCGACCGGCCTACCTCGTCAACGAATTGCTGTATCTGCATCACGATCCAGTCTAGCGCACTCTCCACAGCGCGCGGCTGGAAGCCGCTCTGGTTTTGCAGGCTGGTAATCTGCGTGTTCGGGACTGTCCGCACCAGCGTAAGCTTCTGCGTGTCCTGTAGCGGTTGCTGGCCCGCGTTACGAGGATAGGTGAAGGTGCCGCCGAGCGGGTTGTTGGCGCCGGAAAGCGACCAAGACGCGGCAGGCAGCAAATATGTGTCGCCCGTAACCTCGTCCAAAAAATACAATTCGGCGGTGTCAGCGGACGGGATCAAGAAATTGTAATCAAACACGGTTTGAACACCGTTCCCCTGGACCGTCCTCTTAATGCTCTGATTTACGATAGTCATAAATCACCTATAAGGGCTAGCGGTCGGGGAGAGCATGAAGGTTGTTTGGTTCTCGCGCCTCATGCGTTCTTCGTAGCGGGCAAGATAGCCTGGGTTCAAGGCTTCCTGCAACCGATAAATTACAAGGTAGTCCAATGCTGTTCTGGTATAGAACAAATTGATGAAAGGGGTGTTGTCCCGCACCAAACCAACAGCGCCGCTACGGAAATCCCGGCCAGCCTGGGGGTCGCCTTCCAGCGTCCATTTACGCAACGATTGAAGCTGCTTTGCGAGGTCGTCTAGCGTGCCGACCGTCGGGCCAAATAGCGACGTAACCGGGCCGCTGCCCATGCGCGACGTGTCACCAAATAGAAAATCACCATACAGCCCAAAGCCGCCGCCCTGCATCATTGAGGCAAAAACCAGCTTGGCGTATTCGCCCGGCTCCCTGGTGTTCGCCGTGCGTGGGTCGCGCCCACGCGCCATGTTTTTCAATTCCATAGATGCGTAGCCGAGAAGGCTGGTCGCCACGATAAGGTGTGCCAGCCCGAACACGTCCACGCCGTTTGGCCCGCGTATTTCACGCTCACGCACGCGCGACATGAACGTGAGCGGGTATGTCTTAAACTGCATGATAAGGCGCGCGGCCATACCCTCCGGCGTGCCCGCCTGGGTGCCAAACGTGGTGGCGTTTTTAGAGAACAGATTAGGCTCGTTCATCGCATCACGAATTTGATAGGTGACGTAATCGAAAAACTTGGAACGCACAGCATCATTCTCGATATGCGCAGGCAGCACATAATCGCGGCCATCCGACGCTTTGGCCGCGAAGCCGCGCGCAATATCCCAATCCGCCGCCGTGATCTGAAAGCGCCCAAGCGTAGTTTGCAGAAGCGGCGGAAGCTGGTCAAAAGACTGCCCGGCACGGCGCCCGAGATTGTGCGTAAGCATGGAACCCATGCCGCTTTTCAAGCTGTCCGTCCACCAAGACAACAGGTTTATTTTGTGGAAAATATCAACCAGCTTTGCCGAGCGCCCGCGCACCGCATCCATGCCTGAAAAGCGAGAAGCGATGTTGCCTAGTATGCTGTCAATGCCTGCCGCTGATAGATCGGAAATCTCTCTGGCCTCTTTGCCTTTTGGCAGGAACGCCGTAAGCCGCGTGAAATACGCTTCAAAAAGCGGCACGCCGTTGTGCCGAAGCACAGCGACATTGCTTGCAAAATCTGGAATAGAAGCGAGAACAACGCCGCCGAGTTTGCTCAAGGTTTGTAGTGCTTGCCCGGCTACCGTGATCTGCCCGTAGGTCAAGCCTGTGCCGTTGAAGCGCGCAACAAGCTTGCCAATGCCCGGAAATTGCATGTTGGCGTCAATACTCGTGCTGCCTGTCAGGATCGAGAAATAACGCTCATTCGTCTTAGCCTTGAGCGCGTCAACCGCTGAAAAATCTGCGCGGTCGCGTGCGCGTTCCGCTGCCGCCTTTGTGATGGTGTCGTGCATCGCTTCGGGGTTTGGCCCCCACACGCGCATTAGCGCGGTGTTCTTCGCGCCGTTCTCAAGCCCCCCGCGCACCGCATCCATAAGCGTGCCGCGACCAAATTCCTGATTGTAGTCCGCCCAAGCGTCGGCGTCTTTGAACAACAGCTTTCGTTCCTGGGAGACGCGCTTTGCCAAATTGCCTGGGCCGGTTGCCGCGCCCACGTCGCCGTATTTCACTTGGCCGCGCGTCGTGTCGTGTATGCCAGAAGCTATCGCCTTCCATGTGCTCAACAGAAATTCGTCAACAGACTTTGGTGTAACCTCGTCAAGACTGTCAAATGTCGTATCGTCGAGCCTCGGGAGAATGTAATCACGCCACCTAGCAAAAGCGTTCTCGGTGCCGTCGCCGCGCACCTTTGCCATGTCGTGCGATTGCCGCGTAACGTAGTGCTCGCGCTTTCCTATCCACGCGCCTGCGCCGTTCTGCATGGTGCGCGCCCGCTCCTGGGCCTCGTTGATGATCTCTGCCGCGCGCCTAGCTTGCGCGTTGCCTGTGACGGACTTACCGCTGCTCTCGATAGCCCAAAGCTCTCGTATTACCGCTCTGTCGAAATCCTTGTCGCCAGCGGCCAAGACGCGCGTAAGCCCTTCCTTGCGCAGCGCCGCTACCATCGGGCCAAATATCTCGGCGGTAAGGCCGTGCGCCTTGCTGTCTGTCTCGTTAATAATGCGTCGTAGGTCGGCGGCTTCTGTGCCGTCCTTCACTCGCATTTCAATTTCACGGCGGCGCGCGGCATTGATAAGCTTGTTGCGCTTTTCGATTATCCCGGCCAGCTTCATATCGTCGCCAAGCTCGCGCGATGCACGAAGCAAAGCGTCCGTGTCGTTCATGCCTTGCTGCGCGTAGCGTCGTGCGCGACCGTGCAGGCGCGAGAAAATAGTTTCAAGCTCGTCTTCCTTGAGCGTCCTACCAGCGGCAGTCTCGACCGCTGTGATGCAGCGCATGTAGTTTGGAACAGCTTTGGCCATGTCACCTTCCCCCGATATTGCAAACAGCCGCCGCGTCATAGGCGCGCGCCATGGCTTCGCCCTCTTTACCAAGCTCGTCCGCCAAAGCTAATTCAGGATCAGGCTTCGGCGGTTGCCTGCCTGCCGCGATCTCTGCGTCGGCGAAAGCTTGATCGGCGCGGCGCAAAGTTTCCGCAAGCTCTTTGACGGATTTCTCTGCCTGCGCAATGTCGTCGGCCACATTGCCTTCAACGGCAGGCGTCTCGGCTTTGAGCGTGGCGGCTGCGCGGTCGGCGGCAACAATGTCGGGATCGGCGCCGCCGCGCAGGCTGTCGGCCAGGGCGCGCTCCGCATTGGCTTCTCGGGCGCGCAACGCGGCAGAGGCACGCTCTAGCACAACAGCGCCGGGCGGTGTGAAAACTTGCTCCGGCAAGTAAGGCCCCATTGGAGCTTTATTGGACAGCGTTCTAACAATGTCGTCCATGACACCACGATAAGACGCGCTGTTTGCCGTGGCCGCGCGAGAAGCAAGCTCGGCTGCTTCCCCGTCTTCGAGACGGACGCCAAGCTCGCCCGCGAGCCGCCTTATGCTGCGCTCCATGAGCGCGCGCACAACGCCTTCGCGGGCGGCGAGCGCGGCGCTCTTGGCGTTGAAGATGCCTTCGGCTTTGTTCTCTGCCTGGGCGGCGCGAGACAGGCGCCCCTCGGCCAGCGCGACTTGCCGAGCAGCGCGCGCCTGCACAGCTTCCAGCCCTTCAATCTCGGCTTGTGTGCGTCCTGCTTCGAGATCGTCCGCCGTCCAGTCGCGGCCTTCCATAAGCATTGTGCGCTCTTGCTCAAGCGCCGCGCGCCGAGCGCGAGGTATGGCGCCAGACAATTCGGCGTCGATCTCCGCAAGCCGCGTTGATGTTTCTGGATCAATGCCCGCCTGCGTGAGCCGCGCCCGCGCCTCGTCAAGCTCTGCGCGGACTTGCTCGGCGTCCGCTCTTAGCGCGTCAAGCCGCTCGCGCTCGGCGCCCACGCGCTGCGAAGCGTTGTCAAGTTTGTCTATCGCTCGGTCGGCTTCTGCCGCGACACGGGTTTGCGAGGAATACCAATTCTCAAGCTCTTGGCGTGCCGTGCGAGCAGCGGTAAATTCCATCGCTGCCGCTGCGCTTACCGGGCGCCCTTCCGCCAGCGCCGACACGGCTTGGCGAAAACCAGCCTCGTGCATTTCTGGCGACCAAGGCGGAAGGCCGCGACGATCCCGCACCGCGCCTATGGTCGTGTTCAAGCCGCCGCCCAAAATCGTGCCGAAGGCGAGATTGGTAAGAACGTCGCCCATGTCGTAGTCGTCTTTGTCTTTCTGCGACAGAAAGAAATTCAAAGGCTCAACCGCCGCCGCACCAAGAAAGCCAGAAGACGCACCAGCCAGGGCGCGCACGGAAGCCCTGCCGCCTGCACCAGCGGCAGCGCCGCCAAGCGCCGCCGCAATGCGCGCCTCGCGCACGCCTGGGATAAACGCGGACGCGATGTTGATAGGGTCTAGGATGCTGGCCGCAAGCCCGGCGCCGAAGCGCGCAACACCGCCCGTAGCCACACCGCCTTGCCGCCGCGCTATCACGTCTTCTCGGATCGCGCTGTTTGTGTGGTGCTCGTTTAGATCGCGCGCCGTCGTCCGCGATACCGGCTCGTCAAACGTAAGCCTGCCTGGAACGCCGTATTCCTGATTGGCTTCCTCTGGCGACATGGTTATCGGATTGGCTTCGAGGTTCCGCTGCACAAAACGGAACAACCGAGAGGCCGGGTTTTCGGCGAAGGATTGCGAGAATTGCGCACCCAACACTTCGCCGGTTGTGGCCGGGATGCGCGCGGTGCCTTCGGCTTCCGCGAGGCTGTTGCCGATCTCTCCCTCTGTGAAGAACCCGGTCATTGCGGCGGCACCCACGAGCCGCGTGGTTGCGATCCTCGCGCACCACGGCGCTCGCCCGGCAGCACAGGCGCGGCGGGCGCGGGCGCTTGCTGTGGCGTGAACCCAGGACCACGGCGGTTCTCTGCCGGAGCGGGCACGTCGTAGCCTTCGATTGGCGTAACTGCGCGGGCCGGGTTGTCTCGCTGCAATGTGCTTGCGCCGGTCAACGTAGGCCTTGGAAGGCTGTCAAAGAAAAGCTCAATGCGCCACCTACCGTTTTGGTCCCGCACCGCGTTAGGCGTGTTTTCCGTGACATGAACAGGCAACCGACCTCCGTTTTCTAGCTCACGCATGAGCACAAGGCCGGTGTCGCGCTGGTTAGGAACCCAAAAACCGCGCTGCGCAGAACGCCAAACGATGTTTCTGTTCTCGTCGGCGGGAACCCCTGGCGCTCCCTCTAAATCGACAATCTGCTCCGGGGTAAGGTTTCGCATAACAAACGATTGCGCGCGCTGCACGGGAGGCAAGCCAAGCGGCCTACCGTCGCTCGTTTTCTTGGGCACGCGCATGGTGCCAAGAATATCATACTTGTCATTCACAATCCTGTCGGCGGCGCGCTGCATCGCGGTTGTTGCGTCGGCGCCACGAAACACATAGTATGCGGCGAGATTTTCAATAGCGCCGCCGACCATCGCCGCCAGCCTGTCGCCGCCTGTCTGGCCGCTCGCCAAAGCGGTAGCAACAAAAGGTTGAATGTAGGTTCCGATCTCTTTGGACAGCCTGCTTTCTTCGGCAGGAAACGCACGGCGCACGCCCTCGCGGAAAGGCCCGGCACCGCCCGCCGCCTTTTGCGCCGCCAACATGCGCGAGAAATCTGCCTGCCCCACAGCGCTATCTATGTTGGCGAGTATTTGGTATTCGGCGGGTAAATTCCCATCGCGCGCCAAATCCTGAAACACTCGCGGCCACGCTTCGCCGTAAGCTTCTGCCAAACTGCGAAGACGAATAGCCGGGCCGTCAGGGTTTTGCGGATCGCCCTGCGCCGGATCACTACGCATAATGTCGGAGGCGATGGCTTGCGATTGTGCTTTGGACAGGATGCGACGTTCCGGCTCCGGCACGCCTAGCCTCGCCTGCGCCGCGAGCGTTGCCGTAACGTAGCCGCCAAGCGCTTGATTGTCGTTTGCCGCTGCTGCTGCCTGCTCACGCACGCCGGGGTCTGCCAGCGCGTATTGCGCGGGGTCGGCCAAAAGCTGCCGGTTGCGTTCTTCAATGCGTTGATCGAGGACTTGTCGCAATTCTCCGCGCGAGGCTACGTCGCCTGCTCGGTCGGCTTCCAGCACACCCGCTTCGTCCATCCTCGTGCCTCGACGCAGGCGCAGCATATCCGTAACCGGCCCGCGCCCTTCAATCAAATCCTGACGCAGAGCTTGTAGCTCTTGCGGCGTAGCAAGCTGCACAGAAGAAAACACTTGGCCTGCGATCTGCGATGTATAGAGCGCGTCAAGCGTTCTGTCCGCTTGCTCGGGCGGCATTAGGCGCCGTATCTCGGCTTCTGGAATAGATACTTGCGCGCCTTGTTGTAGCGCCTTGCCGAGATCAGAAATTTGCCTGTCAAGCGCCGCGCGATCCTGAGCCTGCGTGGCATTTTGAACATTCTGCCACATATTGAATTGCGACATGACAGCGGCTTGAAGCTGTGGGTCGCCGCCCGCCATTTCCATAGCGCGGCCAAGCAAGGCCCGCGTGTCTCCGCGTGGCGCGCTCGGCGATACTCGCGCTGAAAGCGCCTGCAATACTTGGCCGGTGGACATGCCGGGGCGCATAAGCTCGCCATTGGTGGAGAACGCCCGGCGCGCACGGTTTTCTCCTGCGACCCTGCCGTATAGCGCCCGTGCGTCCGTATCAGGCGAAGCCTCAATGAAAGCTTTGGCGCCGCCGATGCCTAGAACCCAAGCCGCGTATTGCTCGCCCGGCGTCAACACGCGCCCTATCGCTATCCGCGCATCGGATTGGTATGCTTCAAAGATAGCCACATGCGCCGCGCGCTCGTTGCGCTGTTCCGGTCGAAGGCCAAGCCGCGCAGAATACGCGGACCAAGTTTCGTCCGTTATCTGGCCGGGGCCGCTTGCCGAGCTTCTAGGGTTGCGGCGCGCATCGCCAGCCGGGTTTTCTGCACGAAACACCACGTCCACCACAGAGCGCGGGTTTTCTGTTTCGGTCGGCGCAGTAACCGTGGCTACGATATTCGCCGCCGTGCGAACCCTTACGGGCGCTGATAGCGAGTTTTCAATGCGGACTTGCGCGCCAGCGTCCAAGCTCTCGCGCACGCTATCGAACATGCGTTTCGCTGCAAGAGGATCGTCTTCGGCGATAGTGGCAATGACGGCGCCATAGAACCTACCGCGATACTCCGATTGCTTTTGCGCGAGAGTTACCGCGTCCCACCCACCAATCTCGCCAATCTTCACAAGCTCTGATTGCCCGACGGCGAGCGCCGCCGTAAGCCCTGCCGGGTTGAAACGATTAAGCATACCGTCGGCGATGGCTTGATTGGCTGCTGCTTCGGAAGCGTTGACGCTGGCCGTGCGCGTTTGGCGTGTGTTCCATTGCGCGCCTGTCATTAGGGCTGCGTTACCGGCTTGGCCGACACGCCCCGCAAGCATACGACGCACACGATCATTTGGCGCGCTGTTCAAAGCGCTTTCCGTAATCTCTTTTATGCGTTGCTGGTATTGCGGGTAGGCTTCGGTAGCTGCCCTGCCTTGCAATTCACTAAACGACGCCCATTCCTGATTGATGCTGTTTTGCATCGAGGTAGCGGCTTCGGTCGCAAAAGTCTCATTGTTTATTTCTTGGTCACGGATAGCTTGTTCCGCCAGCGCGCCGCCCGCCCGCTGCATCTGCTCGCCGAAGCCTGCCAAAGCTTGTTGCACCGCGCTTGACGCTTGGCCCATAAGCCTTGCCGCGCCTTGCCCGAAATCGGAAGGCGATGCTTCGCTACGCTGCGCAAACTGCCCCGGTATTGCTCCGGCTGGTTGTTGATCGACTGTCGTAACGGTAGGGATACGGGCCATGTTCCACCTATATGATTGCTGGAATACCAGCAGATTGCATACGGCCAAAGCGATCAAATGTGCTCGTCGCCCCGCCGAGAAGCGAGCTACCCGCCGCAATGGTGCCTGCTGTTGAGTATGCGTCCGCTGCGAAATTACCTGCCAGGAGCGCGTTGCTGGCGGAAACGCGGTATGCCTCTCCGCGTAGGGTTGCTGCCAGGGCTTCGTCCATGGCGTTTGCGCCCTGGATACGATAGCCCGACGCTTGCCGCCCGGCATTGCTTCTGATTTCAGCAATAGCTAGGCCCCCCAAATCCGCCACGTCTTCCTGCAAATCGACGCCTGTTCCTTCGTCAATCATAAGGCCATTTGCCGCCAGCCCGGCGCGCTGCGCGCCAATCAGCGAGCGTATGCGCCGCGCTCTGTCTTCCTGCAATCGCGCTCCGGCAACCTCTGTGTATTGGGCATTGGTTTCCGCCAAGCCTGCGTTGCGCTCGGCGGTTTGCCGGTTAATGTCCGCGATAGCCGCTTGATACTGCGCCTGCTGCGCGGCAGCTATGCCTTGCATCTGCGCGGCTTCCGCTTGTGACTGCCCTTGCTGGTAGGCGCCATAGGCGCTTACGCCTGTGCCAATAACGGTTGTAGCTATGGCAGCGAGAGCCAGAGTTTCGATACCCATTTATGCCTCCTTCTGGCAAAGCGCGAAAGGAACACCGTTCATAGGAAACACAAAACACTCTCTGAACCCCATCCATTTTATCCAGCGCACCGCTTTGGTGTATCGGGTATCCACCAAACATTCGAGAAGCGGATACTGCTGGTGAATGTGCTCAAGAAAGCTTTTCGATCCTCGTAGTAATTCACGAGGATGCTTTGGCACTAACTCCGTGCCGAGCATCCACATGAGCGCCTTGTGCCCTAATTGAGTGTGCGGGGTGGCACCCCACATCGCCACAATATCTTCGCCCAAAAGCGCCGTCTCGGCCACCATACTCTCAGATATTGCAGAACGTAAAGCCTGGATTGGCGAGTATCCTAAAGCTATAACCTCCGTGCTGTCCTCCTTGCGCATGACGGGCGCCATGCGCTCGGCGTGTTCTATCGTGGCCGGGACTACGACGATCATTGCATGTTGTCTCCCAATAGGATGCTCGGGATTACCGCCAACACTGTTACCGGCAGCGGGTAGCTCTGCTGCAAGCAGACAACACCATCATCATCCCACCCCGAAGACAGTATGATAAATTTGTCGGCATACCAAAGCGGGCGCGGCGCTGTAGGTGCCCCGGCGAAAAGCTCTGACAACGGCAACCCGCCGCCGTCTTGAAACACGATAGGCTCGCCCATAGGCTCGTTATCGCGCTCTTTCACTTCCGTAAGGTTTGACCAATCAGCGCCAGCCGCTAGGCCGCGTGTGTCCTTTACGCGAAGGTGCATTGCCGCAATAAGTTTGCGAGCGCCTTGCGATGTTGGCTGCTTTACCTCAAGCCGCATGGTTTGAAGCTGCGCGGTAAAGCCTTGTCCTATGATGATCTTGGTGGCTGGCTCGTCGAGAACGATACAGCCATCCACGACAGTCTTTGGTGTTTGCACGTTTCCGTCGGCCAACACTTGCACTACGCTGTCGTTCAAATGGTCCAAACCGCCTACGGTAGTTATTGCTGCCGTCATTGACCAATCGCCTTGTTCCACACGCGGCAAAACAATTCCTGGGATATTTGGCACCCCTGCCGGTAGTGCGTCAAAAAAATCAACCTCGATCTGGTTTGTGGCAGGCACAGCCAGGACCGGGCCTTTACCGCCGCGCACACGGACGATCTTGCCTACGTCACCTATAACAAAAGGCGCTCCTTCCGTGGTTATGCGAAACTTTGTCACCACGCGCAGGGATAGAACGGCGCCGGAGCCGCCTGTCGATCCTGTGACTGTGATACGCGGCGCCACATAATTCTGCCCGGCCAGCGCGAGCACGGCGCCGGTAATGACGCCGCCTGTTTGCGTCACCGTCACTTGCCCGCCTGTGCCTTCCAAGTCTTCAATAACCGCCGTCAGCGTTCCGCCGTAGCCCGTGCCGCCTGCTTCGATTGTCACCGCATACAGAGCGCCAATGCTGAAAGCTTCGCCGTATAGGATGGCCGTCGTGGGCTTTGAGAGCGGATAGGCCGCGCCTGCGTCCACGCACCACGCTTCCTCGGGCTGCGCCGGGATATTTGCGGCGGGGTTCGCGCCAAACAGTCGAGAAGCGAAGCGTTCCACCATATACTGAAAACCAAAGTTAGGCCGGTAGCGCCGCACCACGGCATACACCGCGTCTTCTCGATCTTCTGGAATTGTGGCGATTGATATAACTTGGCCCTGGGTGTCGTGCCTCGCCCACCCATAAACCTCCTGCTCTTTGAGGTATGTGAGCGACAGCAGCACGCCATCGTCTCGCACCGCCCACACGAGCTTGCTTGGTTCTTCCGCGTAACACCATTGCACTATCTTCCGTCCTTCCAGAAGGTGACGTGCGAGGATAGAAATGTCGGAGCCGGTGAAATTGTTGGAATAGAAGCTAAAGGCCAAATCGCGCACCGCGCTCCCGCGAGCCTGCGCATAAATGATGTGGTCGCCGATGCGCAGCGGCCTCAAGGCTTGCGATCCGCTGAAAGCTTGGGGTGGCGCTTTGATGTTGCTCGGCGTGAGCGCTGCGTCACTTGAGCCGCTTGATACGAGATAGGCGCCGCCAGAGGTAAGGGCGATCATTCCGTTTGTCATAGGGACAAGCGCGTTGATAGCATTTACCTCTTGCGCATAGAGCGAAGCGGTTATCGCGTCGTCGTCTTGCACAGGATCGGAAACGTCATAGTTAGTGAATTGCCCTGGCTTGCTCAACCAAAGCGTAGCGGGGGCGCCACGGCTTGCGGCGAAGGCGCGGCGCTGCTGGACATACGCCACCACAGATGGGTTGGTTGTGCCGCCAAGCGCCAAGCTCACGGTTCCGCCCGACCCGGCTACGTCGGCGCCTACAATAGTGAAGGCTATGGTGTCCGCGTTGTTGGTCGTCATGCCGGTGGACGAGCTAGGGGTTATGTCTGTATTGGCCCAAGAAATAGCTGTGACAATGCCGTTCACCACGCCGGTAATGTCGATCTGCAATTTATTGGTGCCTACCCGGTTTGATACCGCGATGGCGTCAATGAAATTGTTATAGCTATTTTTGTGATAGTTTTGGCCACCATTGACAATCGTGATGCTGCCCGGCGCGGGAACAAAATTAGTGCCAAGCGGGTTAGCAACCCAAGAGCCGTTGAACGCCAACACCAAGCCGGAGCCTGCTGGCGCGGCGTCTAGCACGGCGGCGGTGGGCGCGGTGTAGTTTGTGCCGCCGACAAGCACATTAGCCACCGCCAATTCGCCATAAGGCGAAGCGCCTGCTGATAGATCGGCAGTAAGCGCGATCTGCGCGCCGGAGCCGGTGGTGTCCGTTATGTTGACGTATGGCGAAACGTAATTTTGGCCTGTGGTCAAGATGGTCGCAGAAGCTATTGCCTTGTCCAAGAAAGGGTTGCGCCCCTGTGGCGGGCCTTGTTCAAACTTAATGGAGAAATTCACGTCCACAAAGCTTGCCTCGAAGCTGTTGCCTACCAGCCCATAGAAATAGGGTCCGCCGCCTTGCTGGCCGTTAGGGACTGGCGTAGCCTTGTATATGCGGTATTTGTAGGCGCCCGATACCGCCGTCCAAGCAAGGCGAACAACGCGGTTCGGGCTGGCGTTTTGATCTAGCGCTGCCATGACAACCGTGATCGCCGCCGTGGGCACGCTCTCGCGGCCTTCCTGATCGACGGTAGTGACGACGTAAGCATAGAAATACTGTGGATTGGCGGGAATGTTGTTGACCGCCGTAGCTGTCGCGCCTGTCGGCGGGCCGAGCGCCGCGCCGTAGGTTTGCTGGACGATCTGCCAATTAGTTTGAGCGATGCGCTTCACGTCGTAGGCCGGGAAATCTGGATGAACGATAGTCAGCACGTCGGCAGATTGCGTATAATTCAAAGCAAATAGGTCGGCTCCGGCGTAAGGGCTGGCGACCTCATACACGCGCTGGATTGTCCCGCCGCTAACCCACGACGACCAAGACGAAGACACCACAGGGACATAATCGCCAACACCAATACGACCAAACTCATAGAGTGTGACTGTGTTTGCTGTTGCATCGCCGACGTAAAATGTTCTGGTGTTTAGGCCAGAAATTCCGTTCGGCCTGTTCATGCCTGTAGTATTTAGAATGACGACAAACTGGCCCACACTAAAGCCGTGGGCCACGGCGGTTATGACCGTCGCCGCGCCTTTGGTTACGGCGGTGATGATCTTAGCTGTTTCCAGCACATAGTTACCGCGATAGATTACGCGCATTTTGTTTGAGTGAAACTCAAGCATATAGGCTTGATCTGAATTAAAAATGAAAGGTATCAAACAAGGCTTTGGGTTGCCCGCATACAGCTTGCACATTCCGACATGACTTGTTCCTGGCCGCGTGCTGGCGCCGCCTTGCGGATCGACATAAAAATTGCGCATGACGGCAGCGCCTACGCGGTATTTGTCGATCTCGACACGGCCCGACAGAGACGGGGAAAGCTCGCCGCCAGCAAAGCTCGTTTTGATGAAATCCTCGGCCATGTCACACCACCAAGAAAGAAGGAGTTACCCAGGAAGAAACGAAATTCTCCACCATTATGCCGGGAGAATACCCGCGCGCCACCAGCCAATCAGGCGTGTGGTTCATCTGCGTGATACCTTCGTTGCCGTCTCTGGCTCTGGCCGCGTTGATGTAGCCTATCGCCTGCTGCGAGATATTCCGCTGCACGTCCACGTTGCCTGTTAGGGGAAGCGCGAGCCGCGCGCCCAAGGCGTATATCATGGCTTCGGAAAAGCTCGCATCCCACAAATCCTCGCTGTCGGCGCGAAAGGTATAGCAACCAATCGCTGTCCGCACATTCGTAAGGATCACGTTAATAGGTTGCAATGTGTTGTCCAAGCCAGAAGCAATCTCGAAAGGCGCCGTCCTTATCTGAGGCACAGGCGAAGGCCCCGAAAAACCGGACGAGAACATTGGCGGCGTTACCGCTCCGGTGTCCGTGGGCGGCGCGGTGATGTAGCGCACCAGAAGACAATTACTTGGGTATGCGTATTCGTATAGCCACGGCGGCGCAGGCATGGTTTGGTCATTCCACGCGCCTCCTGTCGGGTTCTCCGGCGTGCCTGGGGCGCTCTTGAGCAGCGTTAGGTAGGTTGTGCGCTTGGCAAAATTCCAATGCGCAGAACGAAGCATGGCGTCTCGCGTGCTGTCGTAAATGAGCCGCGTTTGCTTGGCTTCCGAGCTTGCTTCAAGATCGACATTGACGATGGTAGCGCGCGCCGATATGGCGGCTAGCGCGCGATTAGCGATCTCTGTTTTCGTCGTCATTGCGCGCTACCTTTCGTTTAATCGTCTTCTGAGGCAGATGGATAAAGCATACCCGCCGCTGTCTTTCGCGGCTTGTCCATGCCCATTTCCACGACTTGTAGCTCCATGCTTTTCATATCGCCGTCGGCGCGACCGGCGACGACCACGGCGTTTGCCGTGATCTGCACCGTGGCGCCGATTGGCAGCGGCATGTCTAGGCCGAGCTTTTCCAGCACGTCTTCATTGAGACACAAGCGCAAGCCATAATTGCCGTGCATGGCCGGTTCTTCTGTTTCTTGCGGCTCTGGCCGCACGTCAACCATCTTAGGCATGTGGTTCTCCTTACAGCCCTGCGAAGCCTTGGGCGGACAGGTGGACAGAAGCGCCCGTAGTAACCAAACGCGCGTTGATGGCGCTGGCCGTGCCGGAGCCTGCCCGCAAGGGCGTCGGAAAGGCGAAGCTTGCCGGAACAGTCATATTCGCCGGGAGAAACGTGCGAAACAGCACCGCAGGCGTGGCGGTTGAGTCCTGAATAACAAGCTCCGTGGCGACCGCGTTTGTGTTGATGGCTTGTAGCGCCGTGAGGTAGTTTCGGAAGGTGGCTACGGCGGCAACCAGCGCGACCAATGTGGTGTTGTTGATCGGCGTGCTGTCGGCGGCGGCGCGATACTGCCAATCAAGCTCGGCAGGCGCAAAATCCTTTACGATAAGCTTGCCTTCTAAATTGGCCCAAAGATCAATATTGCGCCCCGACGTGACCCCCGCGAGGTTCGCGCTGCGCCCGGTGGCGATGTAAAGCGGGTTGCCGGGGGTGGCGCTGTCTCGCGCGGCGGGGCCTGCCGCGTTCACGGTCCCGCTCACGGGTTGAACACCAGAAATGCCGTTCACCAGAGATACTACCTTTGGGCTGCGCCCTGGTGCAAATTGACACGTTACCGTGCCGAAGGTTCCCGCCGTAGCGCGCACGCGAAACCAGTTGAAGCATGTCACGTCGAATTGCCAGCCGTAGGCCGGGGTGGCGGACAGCGCACCAGACGCGGCCTCAAGCGCGGCGTTATTGGTCCGCAATCCAGAAATCGCAAACCAATTCGTTCCGTCAAGCGAGGCTTCGTAGGTGAAATTGGCGCCCGTAACGCCAGCAAACACCATAAACACGCCAACATTTCCGAGGCCATTTACCGGAATAGCCTCGATCTGTGTTGCGTTGCTGAAAATTCTCGTAATGAGTTTGTCGTCTTCAAGCATAGCGTCTCTCCGCTGTTAGGGCCGGGACGCTATGCGCCCTGGCAATGAAACCAAGGCTGGCGCCGCGCACAATACGCGGCGCGCAGTAAGCCCTATTTACCAGCCTTGGCGGTGGCAGCAGGCTTGCCCGTCGCGGCGGGCGGCGGGGGTGGCGGGGGCGG